CCGCCTCTGAGAATGTCTCCTGACCCTGAACTGGCGGGAACTGGCGATAACCAGTCTGCATTTGCCCTGCTCAGCGACTATAAACCGAGATTGGAAACGACCGGGCTATCGAATCTGTCTTATGGCCCCCAAGTTGCTAAGTGGGCGGAAACGTATCAAAACATTTGTCTTTTTGAGTGGCAAATCTTGGCGTTGTCTGGGCAACTTAGTCACGATGAGAATGGTGCTTTGCAGTTTCGCGAATCTTTATGCAGTACTGCGCGTCAGAACGGTAAGTCGGTTGGGTTGCAGGCTTTGATTGGTTGGTGGTTGACGGACTTCGCGAAGATTCGTGGTACGCCTCAAAACATCTTGTCGGTGGCTAACCGTTTGGATCGTGCGGAGGCGATCTTTAATAGTTTGGTTCCGATCCTTGTGGACATCTTTGGCGGTAAGGCGATGAGGACTTTTGGTCGTAAGTCGGTCACGATGCCAGACGGAAGTGTTTGGGAAGTCAGAGCTGCTAGTCCGAATTTGCATGGACAATCGTGTGACTTGATTGTGGTGGACGAACTTTTCAACGTGTCGGAGAAGTGTTTGTCGGAGGCCCTGCGTCCGTCTCAGATTGCGCGCAAGTCTCCGTTGCTTTCGTGCTGGTCAACGGCGGGGGATGAATCGAGTGTGGCGATGATTCATATGCGGGAGACGGCGATTAACGAGATTGAAAAGAAGGAGCCGTCGCGACTGTATTTCGCTGAGTGGAGTATTGGTGATCGGGATTGGCGTGACCCAGCGAACTGGGGTTACGCGAACCCTGCGCTAGGTAAAACGATCACGATTGAGGCGTTGCAGGCGGTGTCCAAGAAGGACAGTTTCTTGCGTGCTCACCTTAATATGTTTATTAGCAGTAGGGGCTCTTGGCTGGATGAGGGCGTGTGGGGATCTTGTAAAACTGATGATCCGATGCCGGGTGGCGGTGTCTTGTGTGTCGAAATGAGCATGGATACGAACCGTTATGTGGGTGTCCGTTCGTCAATGGTGGACGGGATTGTTACGACGTTTGTTGAGTTCATCGTTGATAATGAAGAGGCGATGTGGGCGGAGGTTGAGCGGGTGATGGAGGATAAGCAGGTCGCACTTGCTATTACTCCGACATTGGAGATTCACGCGCCTTTGACGTTGCGTCGCAGGATGACGATTGTCGGTCAAGCGGAACTGATTAAGTTTACGGGCCTAGCCCAAAAGATGATTCTTGAGAAACGGGTTAAGCATCTTGGGCAGTTGACTTTGTCGGAACATATGAACCGAGCGGTCATGATAAAGACGGGGATGGGTGTGACGTTGTCGCACAAGTCAAGCCCCGGTCCGATTGAGTTGGCGAAGTGTGCCGTCTGGGGGATTGCGTTGTCGAGTAAGTATCAGAACCGCGCTAAACCCATCATGGTAGTCGGTTGAAGTATTGTGGGGGCGTGTCGGTGGGATCGTCGGGGTCCCATCGGCACACTCACCGATCGGATTGCTAATGGGATTGTTTACGCGTAAAGAGGTTACGAAAGCGGCGGTGTCGCCGTTTACTGATGCTCATAAGGCTGCAGCTGCGGGATCGTATGGGACGTATCAGCAGAATCAGGGCGCGAACTTTATCGGTCAGTATTTCGCGTATTATGAGGGCGACGGTCGTAATCGTGCAAATAGTGTTCCGACGTTGAGTCGAGCGCGTGACCTTCTCGCGTCCGTTATTTCGTCTACTCAGTTGGAAATGTATAACGAGGTTTGGAACGACACCGATAAGGAGATGGAGTGTGTCTATATTGCTCCGCGTTCATGGCTTCGCCAACCCGACCCCACGATCACCTACGCCACGCTTATGGCATGGACATTAGATGACCTTTTCTATTACGGGCGAGCGTTTTGGTATATCACGTCACGGACCGCGGACGGTTTCCCCGCAACATTCACAAGGCTCCCCGCGGGCTCTGTCAATACGCAAGATCAGGCGGGCCCTGTATGGTTCGGCCCGTCTAAAGAAGTGTATTTTCAAGGCGGAATGATTGACCCGAACGATCTTGTTCAGTTCATCAGCCCGGTACAAGGAATCATTTATCAGTCACAAACCGCGATTGAGACTGCGTTACGCGTTGAACAATCTCGTTACCGTAACGCCCAATCGTCGTTGCCGTCTGGCATTTTGTCGCAGACTGGTGGGGAACCGTTGTCGGCTCAAGAGTTAGCGGACCTTGCGACCTCGTTCAATAATGCGCGTCTTAATAATCAGACTGCAGCTCTTAACGAGTTCCTAAAATATGAGGAAACTAAGGCGTTGCCCGACAATATGTTGATGATTGACTCCGCGGACTTCAGCGGAAAAGAGATGTGCAGGGTCGGGAACATCCCCTTCTATCTTGCTGGATTTGACATCGGCTCGTACCAATACACGACCTCGGCGGGTGCACGCGAGGACCTCTACTTATTCGGCGCACGCCAATATCTTGACTGTGTGTCGCAAACCTTAAGCATGAACAATGTGTTGCCCCGCGGAACATATGTCAAGTTTGATATTGACTCCTACCTTGAGTCAATGATGAGTGAAGAAATGCCAACAGAATCAACCCCAACTGAGGAGTCAGAATCATGAAATTAACTTTGTCCGCAGGTTTTGCCGTAGATGTTGAAGCCGCAGCTGGTGAAACACCGACGCGCACGATTTCAGGTATCGCCGCGCCTTATTCAGTTTCCGCAACTGTGAGCGACGGGACACAAGTCCAGTTCGCACCCGGCTCACTACCCGTAGACGGGAAAGCCCCGAAATTGTTCATGTATCACGACTCAAGTCAGCCTGTCGGCCTTGTTGTTTCACGCACCGAAACCCCTGAGGGAATGTTGTTTAGTGCCAAGATTGCGGACACTGCAGCAGGAAACGAGGCGTTGCAACTCGCCAAAGAAGGCGTGTTAGACAATGTTTCGGTTGGTGTAGATGTTCTCACCTCTACCCGTAACGATGACGGGACTCTCGTTATCACTTCCGCTATATGGCGGGAATTGAGCCTTGTCCCCATCAGCGCATTCAGCGGTGCTACCATAGAAAGTGTATTCGCTTCCGCGGACACGACTCCCGACGAAATCTCAGTAAAAGAACCACAAGTCGAGGAGACCATCGTGTCAGAACACATTGAAGCCGCAGCACCTGAAGCCGCACCCACCACCCCAATGATTTTCGCTCAACCGAAGCGCGCACCACGCCTTCCTTCGGCTGGCGAATGGATGGCCGCTTACCATCAGGGCGGAGAAACTTTCGCCAAGGTCAACGGTGCAGTGAACGATTGGAAGATTGAGAACCAGTCAACCTACGAAGCGGCAGCTGGCGATGTCGCCACGACCAACACACCCGGTCTGCTCCCAGTGCCGACCTTGGGACCTCTCGTACAAAACATCAACTTCGTCCGTCCAGTCGTTAATCGTTTGGGTGCTCGCGCTTACCCTGACAATGGCGCTCAAAAGACTTTCATCCGTCCGACCATCACGACTCACACTTCAGCAGCTGCTCAGGCCGCCGAGTTTGATGCAGTGTCCGCGACCACAATGGTGATTGCATCCAACACAATTTCTAAGACCACCGTAGCGGGGCAGGTCAGCCTTTCGATGCAAGATATTGACTTTACGTCGCCCGCGGCGATGCAGTTGATCATGGCCGACTTGATGGGCGAACTCATGTATAAGACCGACGACATCGCAGCCGATGCACTCCTTACCGCTGCAACCTCATCGGGTGTTTGGGACCTCACCGCAGTTGATTTGATGAAGTCCATCTACGACGCTGCAGTTGACGTATCCAACGGAACCAACTTCTTCCCCGATACTTTGTTCGTGTCGCCTGATGTTTGGGGCCAACTCGGACAGGTCGTTGACGGAAGCAACCGTCCGCTGTTCCCGTATGTCGGCGCACCCGGTATGCAAGGACAGAACGCACTCGGTGGCGGAAACGCAACCACTTGGGTCGGCTCAAACCCACTCGGACTTGAGATCGTCGTGGACAGCAACTTCGCTGCTAAGACCATGATTATCACCAACGCTTCGAAGGCTTTTGAGTACTACGAAAGCATCCGCGGAATCATGTCCGTAGAGCAGCCTTCCACCCTCAGCCGTTTGTTCTCGGTTCACGCTTACGTCAGCACCTTCGCTGCCGTCGGCTCAATGATCCGCAAGATCACACAAGCCTGATCGGAGGCCGTCTTGACGGCAACATACACACTCCAGACTGCGGTCATCGTTCCGGGTTATGTGTGCGTAACAACGCTCACCCCGAACGAGATCGTGGTCGGTGCAACGATCACAGTCGCAGGTTGGGACGCACTTTATAACGGTGTCAAAACCGTTTATGCGATGCCCCAATACTTGCCGGTCAATGTTGACACTGAAGGGCTTATTGAGTACGACACTTCTTACCCTCTCGCTAACGCGGTTATGTGGGCGGAATCTGAAACTCCGATTGAGTTGCAGGCGATCACGGGAACGATCACTTTTGACCAGACGTGCACTTGGGTGACAGGCCCACAGATCGCGACATATCTCGGGATTACGACCGCTGGTGACGAAACCGCTTTCTTAGTTCAGTGTGCGTCAGCTGCGAACGCGTTCTGTTTTCGTCGACGTCAAGAGTCGGGATACATCGACTCACTGTCAACTTCACCCGGCGGAGATGCAACCCTCGGAACTTTGATGTATGGGTCGGCTTTGTACAGACAAAGGGGAAGCGTAGACCAGTTCGCGTCGTTCACTGACATGGGCACAGCGCCCGTTGTAGGGCTCTCAGGCATCGTCAAACAGTTGTTAGGCATCAACAGACCGCAAGTGGCTTAAAATGGCTTACACGGACTTCCTGAACGAGGCACTAGATGATCTGGTCACTACTCTCCAAACTATTGCGGGCCTTCGTGTCGTTAATGATCCTCGCAATATCGCTCCACCTTGCGCTTTTGTGGACGCTCCATCCATCGAATCGTTCAACTACAACATTGTCAAAATGACTTTTCCTGTCACGCTAATCAGCAATGGCCCCGGCAACCTTGACGCATTGCGTCAGCTGCTGAACCTTACGTCTGCTTTGGTACTTAAGAACATTGCGGTCATGTCGGCATCACCGAAAGTTGTCACGGTCGGCGGGGCGGATTATGCAGGGTACGAACTCATCATTCCATTACAAGCACAGAACGGATAAACAATGGATCGTTACATTATTTCAAGTATTCGAGTGGGCGAGATCGGGAAACCGTTTATGGCCCAACCGTCCGACGACATTGAGTGGTTGCTCGCTGGCGGGTTCATTCAGCGTTCCGACACTCACCCGAGCAAGAGTGCTAAATTATCTGAGAAGCCCGACGCGACCAACAATAAAAAGGATTGATCCGTCATGGCCACAGCAACATATCTATCAAACCCAGTCGTATCCATCGGTGCAGTGGATCTATCCGACCAGTGCACGTCGGCAACCTTGTCGCAAAAGATTACCGCGTTACAGGCTAACGCTTTCGGCTCTACCGCTATTTCGTACACTGCAGGATTGCAAGACAACTCGTTGTCACTCGACTTGTACTGGTCAACGGCGGCCACCGAAACCTATGCAACTTTGAAGGCTCTTGTCGGCACGAACATTGCGACGATCACCATTAAAGGATCGTCAGGTGCAACCAGCGCAACTAACCCGCTCGGCACACTCAGTAATAGTTTCCTTGAGGAGCTCCCTGTTGCGTACACGCTCGGAGAACTAACGACCGTCAGCGTGACTTTCATGGGCGGAACTTTCGCTTGGACTGAAGCCTAAACAAACCTAAACAAAGGACCCGACATGAAACTAACGATCAAGTTTGACATTGGTCAAGGACCAGCAACGATCACAAGCACTCTGGCAACACTCGTTGCTTGGGAACGCCGTTTCAAAATGAAAACCAGTGACCTTGCCGACAACTTCGGTATGGAAGATATGGCGTTCATGGCTTGGTATACAGCCAAGATTCAAACCGATCACGGACAAACCATTCCGGTGGAGTTTGACTCGTTTGTTAACAAGCTCGTAGATATTGAGATCGT